TTACATCGTTTTGGTATAACAACTCACAACCTCCACGTGACTTCCATTGTCCAAACACAAATCCGCGCCATTTTCGATGATAGGCAGTCGGAATTTGATGGACTTGAGCCACTGGCCGTTGGGCTGACGCTCCGGGTAGATCTGAATTTCGGAAATCAGGTGCTCCATCAGCTTTTTGCGTTCGACAGGATTCATCACATTGTAGAGCTTTTCAAAGCAGACGAGAACCTTGTAAATGTTGTCGCCGGTGATTTTGTCTGCTTCGATGGCCTGTTTCTTGGCACGAGCCGTCACAAGCTGATTCTCGGTACCCTCGATTTTATCGTACATCTTGTAGAGCCGTTCGTCAAGGTCGGATTTGCGCATGATGTAGTGCTGGTCATCCGGGTCAAGGGTGTCGATTTCATCCATGAGTTTGGATTTGACGGAGTAATACTGGCGCAGTTGCTTTTCGGCGGCTGCGATTTCCTGTTCAATGGCAGTGGTGTCTACTTTGCTGTTGATCTTTTCCTGCATCATGGCGGCAAACTTTGGATTGCTGACCAGTTTGATGATAACCTCCACCACGGCGTTGTCCAGAACTTCTTCCTGAATTTGCTTGTTGAAATCGCATTTTTGCCCACGCTGCATCTTGCGATGCTTGCAACTGTAATAAGAGAAAGATTTATAGGGTGTGCCATCTTTCTTTCGTTTGGTGCATTTGTTGCTGTACATTCCAGCACCGCAAATGGGGCACTTGATAAGGGCGGATAATAAATGCGCCTGTTCCGTCTTGCTGCGGTTGACTGGTTCGTATCGTTTAGACTGCGCCAACAGCTTGACCTGTGCGGCGTTCCACAATTCTTCTGATACGATGCCCTTGTGCAGGCCGTCCACCAGCAAATAATTCTCCTGTGGAACCTGATGATATTCGTTCCGGGTGCCGTGGATCTTTTCGAGTTTGCGGCGACCAAAGGCGATTTTTCCGCAGTAGACGGGGTTCTTCAGGATGGCACGAATCAATGTTGCACTGAAAAGGGGAGAGGTGCCATTTTGACGAGCAAGTTTCTGAAAGCCGTGGGTCTCCAGATATTTGGAAAGACCATTTGCACCTGTGTCCGTGTTTACATATTGCTCAAAAATCGTGCGAATGGCAGGGGATTCATCCTCATTGATTTGCAGCACACCGTCAACCAAACGATAGCCATAAGGCGCAAAACCGCCGTTCCAGCGACCTTCCCGTGCCTTCTGAATGCGGCCTTCCATGGTTTGGACACGGATGTTCTCACGTTCGATTTCAGCGACAGCGGACAGAACGGAGATCATCAGTTTGCCAGCGTCTTTAGAAGAATCAATGCCGTCCTCCACGCAAATCAGGTTCACACCAAAATCCTGCATTACCTGCAAGGTAGACAGTACATCGGCAGTATTGCGGCCAAACCGGGAGAGCTTGAACACCAGCACATAGGCAACACCATCCTTGCCGGATTTGATGTCATCCATCATCTTGCAAAAGGAAGCACGGCCTTCAATAGATTTTCCCGATTTGCCTGCATCCTCATATTCGCCAACGATCTGGTAATTGTTGAAGTCTGCATAGGCTTTCATGCGAGCTTTCTGTGCATCCAGCGAATAGTCATCGATTTGCATGGTGGTAGATACACGAGTGTAAATATAAACTTTTGTCTTTCCCTGTGACATAAGAAATCCTCACGGCTACCGTTATTTCTTGTCGATTTTCTGCTCTAAGAACTGGATGGAATCCAGGTAGTCTTGTTCCACGTCGCTGAGCGTTTTAGCCTTGTATTTCCGATATTCAGTGGTGGCTTTGTCCACGGCCTGCTTGTGCGTCACAGTGCCGTTTCCGACAAGCAACTGCTCACCGCTCATTGTCAGAATGCGGTCAAGGTGATTGGCCCAATCCTGCATGGTCATGGGCTGTTCGCGCTCTGCCTGACGCTCTGCGAAATCCAGATAACCGGAAACAAGCTGTCCCATGGCGCGAAGCTCTTTCTCGTTCAGATAGTTTTTGGCAATGGTAGCTTCTCGTAAGGTGGGCTGATTTCCTGCAAAAGTAGTCAGACCCATAAATTCCTTTTCGGCATCTGCACGGTTGTAAATGACCTCGGCGGCAGTCTGACCGTGGATGGCATAATGAATTTTATTCTGGACTTTTTTGAAGAACTGGACGGAGATTTCTGCTTTTGGGTCGTAGTCAATGCTGGTTGCATAGATTTCCAGAACCTGACGATAAAACACTTTTTCGGAAGCACGGATGTCACGGATGCGTTCTAACAGCTCTTTGAAATATCCACCGCCGCCCAGATTTTTCAGGCGTTCGTCATCCAGCGCAAATCCCTTGCGCATATATTCCTTCAGGATGCCAGTTGCCCAGATACGGAACTGTGTGCCTCGTTTGGATTTGACACGATAACCAACAGAAATAATGACGTCAAGATTGTAGAATTCGACCTGATAGGTCTTTCCGTCTGCGGCAGTTGTTGCAAATTTTGCAACAACTGAATCTCGTTCAAGCTCACCCTCTGCAAAAATGTTTTTGATGTGACGGGAAATTGTGGATTTGTCACGTTGGAACAACTCAGCCATCTGGTCAATGGAAAGCCAGACAGTGTCACCGTCAAAGGTAGTATCGATTTTGGTCAGTCCATCTTCCGTGGTGTAAATGAGGATGGAATTTTTAGGAGAGTCATCTGGACGATTCATTTTCGTACCTCGTTCAAAATATGGAACATGGTGAGAGAATCTCACCATGTGTTTGGACAGCAATTACAAGAACATTATATCATGCTGCAAGAAGTTCATCAACAGCAATTTGCCCGGTTTCGATTTCTGGGATTAAAATTTCTGCATATTTTTCGATCATATCGGCCAGAAAGCTCGCCAAGGCACTCCATTCATCAAAGTTGGATGTGCAGGCGGAAACAGGAAAGATATCTTTTTCGCTAGCAGGATATTTTTTCAATAGGCGGCTCTATTTCCTTGTAGCTGGACAGTGTGTACCAGCGATTTTATCAAACTTCCTTTCAAACTCATCCAATCAATTCTTTCAGCCGTTCCAGCTTCTCCTGTGCGGTTTCTTTGCGGAAACTTACGCCAATGCATGAAATCGGAACGCACATTTCTAACAGGCGGTCATAGATTCGGGCATGCGCGGTATCCTGCGGATGCCGGATCTCGTCCAGTGTCAGGTTGGTCGTGACGATCAAAGGCTTTCGGCTGCGGTAGCGACTGTCTACAATGTTGTAGATTTGTTCCAGCGCATACTCTGTGCTGCGCTCCATGCCAAAATCATCAATGATGAGAAGTGGATAGCGGCACAACCTGTCTACCACCTCATTCCGCCCGGAAAAGCTGTTGTTCAGCTCGTTCAGGATGTGTGCGAAGTTCGTCATGCGCACAGGCACTTCCTGAGCTATCGGAGCGTTCGCAATACACCCGGCAAGGAAACTCTTGCCTGTGCCGACACCGCCCCAGAACAGAAGCCCAATGTTCTCTGAGCGCATGGTCTGCCACTGCTCTACATAGCGGTGTGCATGGTGCATCTGTGGGCTGCGTCCGTTGTCGTTTGCAAATGTCCAGTCCAGCAGAGCGGAATCAGAAAAGCCGTCTGCTTTCAGCCGCCGCACAAGGTCGAGGTGTTTCTGCGCCTTAATAGCTGCTTCCTGCTGCTCCCGTTCGGCTTTATGGCAGGCACATTCTACCGGATGCTTGTTCTTCCCCATCAGGACAAGACCCTTGGCAAAGAAGGCTTCTTTTGGGGTTCTGCACTTGCCGCAATAGAGCAGGCCATTCTCACCGGGATAGTCCGCTGCATTTTCGGGAATACTGGAAACGGATTGTTCCAGAACTTTTTTGATCGTCTTTATAGGCTTTCTCCTTCCTTGAAGGTGTAGTCCGGGATGCCCGGCGTCGATTTTCGTTCTGTTTTCTGCCGCTTTGCCCAGATACGCAGGGTGGCGGCATGGTCGGCGTACTTCTTATCTGTGGACTGGATATAAGCCGAAAGCTGTTCGATTAGATCATCCAGCCCGGAGAAATCAGCTTTGAGTCGCCTGTACTCCTTTGCTGTTAAAAAGACATTTTGATATTCTCCAAAGGTCAAATGAGCGTCTGTTGTTCTTATCAGGTGGCTATCTTTCAGGTTGCTCTTATTACGTTGGTTAGGTGTGCATTTCTGCGCAATCATACTACTCGTTTCTGCACAGTCATCCTTGGCATTTTTGTATACTGTGACTGCGCAATTCTGCGTAGTATGCGGAACCTTGAGCAGAATACGGCTGGGCTTGGAAAATCCACTGCGGATACGTTCCACGAGCTGTGCGTTTTCCAGCTCGGAGAAAGAGCGCGTTACACTGGAAATGCTGCATCTCAAGTCTTTTGACAGATGAGAAAGCGGATAGACTACATAAATGCGATCCTGTGCATCGATCCAGTTGTTCTTTTGAGAAAGCGTTGCTCGGTCAAGCAGCAGGGTGTAGAGTAGTTTTGCTGTGTGGCTCAGGTTGGTATCCAGCAGAAAGCGGGGATAGGGTAGATATTGTGGCAGGGGCGTAGTGACAGTCAGGTAGTCGGAAATAGAATTCACCTCCAGTGTCTTTTCATCAAACAAATTTTTGGAAAGCATTTTACTGGCTGTTGGTAGTCTTCAGAAGATGCTGCCGATGCTGCTCTTTCAGATGCACAATATAGCTTTCTGCCTTTTGCAAAGCAGCAATAACTTTTGCTTCAATCTCTACATTTGTCAGAAAGTCGGGATACAGAGCAAAGCATTGTTCGAGACGGAAAATAAAGCTATCAGAGGCACTGTTGATTTCACTGAACATTCCTTCGGCATCGGCGACATGATCAACCGTTGCCATCTTTTCTCCTAGCTCACGAATGGTCTGGAGTTCGGTGCTGCGCTTTCCCGATGAAATAAAAGGTCGATTCTCTGAGAGTGGATCAGCCGTTTGGATCTTCGATGTGGCAGCACTAGAGAAATTGCGTTCGGTGACCTTGGAAAGCAATTCTAAATTTTCATAGGTGTCTGCACTATCGTCTGGTTTACCGTTTAACTTTTCCTCTCGCCACGTTGATACCACGGTGGGCAATGCTTCTGTGGGAGTTCCACGGATAATGGTAGCCTCTCGCTGGGATAGCTTAAGTTTGCCGGATAAGATTTCTTCCTGAATGCCGGGGCAGTATTTTTCCATCAGCTCAACGGTTTTCATGAACTGCTCGGCACGAATTACAAAAGAGGGACTTACATTATTTTCTTTGGCGATTCGTTCGGTCGTGTTTTCTACCGATGGCAAATTGTCAATTTGACAGTTTGCCACCTGCGTGTACTGATTGCCATGGTTTCCCCCACGAGTGGATTTTTCAGAGTGATACTGCTTTCCAATCAGGAACTTTTTCTGTTCGGGTGTCAGATTCCGACGACCCAGCTGATGTTTGCAGATCCATGCCAGAACATCTTCACGGGTTTCGCAGGTACAGGAAATCGAACGGGTGGTATAAGGAATTTCCGGGTGCTGCTGGAGAATCTTATAGCGATTGTGGCCATCAACAAGAATGTTGCCCCAGACGATCAGGGGAGACAGGACTTCGCCCTCTGAAAGGATGTTTTCTTCCAGTTGCTGAAATTCTTCATCGGTCAATGCAGGAATCTGAGATTGAAATTCAGAATCAATGATAAATTCAAACTTGTTTTTCTTCATAGGCAAAATCTCCTTTCAAAAATCTATTGGTATTTCTGCCGTTCTCCCTGCATGGGTTTCCTGCCCCCTTCCGGCGGCGTTTTCCGGCTCGATCTTGCGAGGTCATGGCCGGGTATCACATGCAGACGGTCATGCGGTTTTCAAGGTTCGATGAAGGCTTGTAGAAAGCATATCACAATGAAGCAGAAATATTTAGGAAGCATTCCTTCCGGTTTTCAGTGGATTTTAGGAGGATCCCAAGGAAAAACCGGAAGGAATGCTTCCGCTTCTTGGAAAATGTTCTGGATAGAGCATACCATAAAGGCACTCGATTTTTTAGGACCTATTACTTCCGCTTTTTACCTTCAAAACCGGAAGTAATAGGTCAGGTTTGATGTGATATTGGATGAATCAACGCTGATTTTTCCGAAACGAATTTTTCTCCAAGAAATTTGCTTATTCAGCGTCCGTTAAGGTGCGGAACTAGCGTATTCTTGTGCTGAACATCGGGTTTGGGCGAAGCCCAACAAGTGTTTTGAAGCTGGATTTGTAAAATCGGATTCAAAAATTGCAAGTTGGTACTAACTCGCCCTACTTGCTGCGGTTGCAAACTCGAAAATTTTTGTGTAGAAAAATAACCGTCCGCTTCAAGTTGAACTTGAAAGCAGACGGTCCTGATTGCAAAATGATTTTCAAATTTGAAAAGCACCTTGAGAGGCTTCATAGCACCCGCAAGCAATGCAGACGTATATACATCTGCGAACTTGTCGGGGCGAGGCCCCTCCATCTGCTGTCGCAGACCATTCTGTCGCTTAAAAGCCCCACTGGGGCTTTCATTGCTGCGCTGCGCTCCGCAAACGCGAATTTTGCTCTGCAAAATACTTGTTGGGGACACCCAAACCCGTGAACTGCATCCGTTGGATGCAGGCTTGGCGTCTCCAAATGAGAAAGTCTATGGTTCTAACACATTGTCAGCCATTGGTAAAACAACTTTTTCCAGTCAAAAAAGAAAATAGCGATGATTAAAGATGAACATTGCAGAAAAATGTGATACAATAGAAAATGAAAATCCAAACAACAGGAGGAACCCCCTCGTGGCAAATAATGTGAACGTCAAAAAACTGGAAACTGACCTGTGGGAGTCGGCAGATCTGCTGCGTGCAGGCTCTAAACTCACCTCGAACCAATACTGTATGCCGGTATTGGGACTGATTTTTCTGCGGTATGCGTACAGCCGCTTCAAACTGGTAGAGCAGGAGATCCTGAAAGACCGTCCCGTGCGCGGCGGTCGGGTGCTGCCGGTGGAGCAAAGCGACTTTGCCGAAAAGAGTGCACTGTTTCTGCCCAAGGAGGCGCAGTACAATTACTTAGTCAATTTGCCTGCCAACATCCCGGAGCAGGGGCTGACCGGCATTGAGGGCAATCCTCTGAACAGTCTGGGCGAAGTGGTGAACAACGCCATGGAACTGGTGGAGCAGCAGAGCGAGCAGCTGCAGGGCGTTCTGCCGAAGGACTACACCATCTTCTCGGATGAGCTGCTGGGGGAACTGCTGCGCATCTTCAACAATGATGCGTTGGACGATGTGGGCGGCGATGTGATCGGCCGTATCTACGAGTACTTTTTGAATAAGTTTGCCAAGAATGTGGCACAGGACGACGGCGTGTTCTTTACGCCGAAATCGCTGGTGAAGATGATCGTCAATGTGCTGGAGCCTGCCCACGGCGTTCTGTTGGACCCGGCTTGCGGCAGCGGCGGTATGTTTGTGCAGACCGGCGACTTTGTAAACCATGCGGGCATGATCGCCAACAACACCATGACCTTCTACGGACAGGAAAAGGTGGAGTACAACGCCAAGCTCTGCCTGATGAATATGGCCGTGCATGGTCTGACCGGCGTGATCAAGTCCGGCGATGAAGCCAATACCTTCTATCACGATGCCCACAACCTGAACGGCTGTTGCGACTATGTGATGGCAAATCCGCCGTTTAACGTGGACAAGGTCAAGTCGGAGTCGGCGCAGAGTGCCGGGCGGTTGCCCTTTGGCCTGCCCGGTGTGAACAAGGCCAAGGAGATCGGCAACGCAAATTATCTGTGGGTGTCCTATTTCTACTCCTACCTGAACGAGCATGGCCGTGCGGGTTTTGTGATGGCGTCCTCGGCTACCGACAGTCAGGGCAAAGACAAGGACATCCGTGAAAAACTTATCCAGACCGGCCATGTAGACGTGATGATGAGCGTGGGCAACAACTTCTTCTACACCAAGAGCCTGCCCTGTTCGCTGTGGTTTTTGGATAAGGGCAAGCCGGAACATCTGCTGGACACCGTACTGTTCATCGACGCCCGCAACTATTATACTGTGGTGGACCGCACTCAGAACGAGTGGAGCGACTGGCAGCTGAAGAACCTCAACGCCATTGTCTGGCTCTATCGTGGCGAGGTGGACAAGTACAAGGTGCTTCTGGCGGAGTATCACGCAGAACTGGCGGACGACCGCCCCTTTGCAGAGATTCAGGCCGCACTGGAACAAAACGTGCAGGCCAAGCGGGAAGAAGCCAAAGCCGCTGTGGAGGCAGCACCCCGCAAGGAGCGCAAGACCACGCAGGAAAAGTTCGACAAGGAGCTGGAAGCCCTCAGCGAGAAGCTGACCGTTGCCAAGGAGGCCGTCTGGCTCACCGAAAAGTTTGGCGAGGGCGTTTATCAGGACATTCTCGGTCTGTGCAAGGTGGCCAGCCGCGACACCATCCTCAACGAGAAAGGCGCATCCCTGACGCCCGGTGCCTATGTGGGCGTTGCACCCGTGGAGGATGACGGCGTGGATTTTGCCCAGCGGATGAAAGAGATCCACAAGGAACTGCTGGAATTGCAGGCAGAGTCCAACCGCCTGATGGAAACCATCTCGAAGAATCTGGAGGAGATGGGGGTATGAAGTGGGAAAAGGTGAAGCTGGGAAAGTATGTTGAGATTTTATCTGGATTTGCATTCAAGTCGAAAGATTTTTTGAATTGTGGTGTGCCAGTTATTAAAATAAAAAATATTACACAAGAAGGCGTTACATTAGAGGATGTTTCATATATTTCAAAAGAATTAGCAGACAAAAATGAAAAGTATCATTTGAACTATAATGATATCCTAATTGCATTAACAGGGTCACATATAAATCAAATGTCATCCGTTGTTGGTCGAATTGCGAGGATTAAGTATCACGAAGACTCGTTATTAAATCAACGCGTTGGAAAAGTGTTTGCAAAAGATTCAAAGTTGTGTGATATTGATTATGTGTATTACTTCCTATCGCAAGATTATATAAAAATCAGTCTTGCAAGTAAAGCTGGTGGAGCGGCAAATCAGGCCAATATAAGCCCAAACGATGTAAAAAGCCTGACGGTGAGATGGCCGGATATTGAAACTCAGCATCGAATTGCAGATATTCTTTCTGCGTATGATGACCTGATTGAAAACAACCAAAAACAAATCAAACTACTGGAAGAAGCAGCCCAGCGGCTTTATAAAGAGTGGTTTGTGGATTTGCGCTTTCCGGGGCATGAAAACACGAAAATTGTGGACGGTGTGCCAGAGGGGTGGCGCAGAGGGCTGTTAAAGGAACTTATCAGCGTTAATTATGGAAAAGACCACAAAAAAGTTCCTGATGATGGAAATATCCCTGTTTATGGTTCTGGCGGTTTAATGCGAAAATGTAATAAATCGCTGTTTTCTGGTGAGGCAGTCCTGATTCCTCGAAAAGGCTCTTTGAATAATATCATGTATGTAGATGAAACATTTTGGACAGTGGACACAATGTTCTATGCTACGATGAAACAACCACATACAGCCGTTTTTGTATATTTCTTTGTCAAAGCATTTGATATGTACTCCATGAATATTGGTGCGGCAGTACCCAGCATGACGACAAAGATTCTGGACGCGATGGATGTGGTAATTCCCGATAAAGAAACTCTAGAAAAGTTTGACAAATATGCAAAAGTGTATTTTAATAAAATAAAGACGCTGCAAGGACAAAATGAGCAGTTAAAGACAGCGAGAGATTTACTGTTGCCAAAGTTGATGAGCGGGGAAGTGGAGGTGTGACATTATGGATATGCCAAAAGATTTTTATGATATGGTACGTGCGGATATTGAACGATTGAGTAATACTCAAAATTTAAGTGACGATGAACGCTTGAAATTACATAGAGAAATAGACGGAAAATACCAAGCATGTGTAAAGCAATGGTATGATGGTCTGTGGTACAATGATAGAAATGCGAAAATGGTCTTTTATGGACATCTGGTAGAACACCCGAATTGTGTGGTTGAAAATCTGGAAATGATGAAAGCAAAGCTGGAAACGTACAAATACCAGATGAATGCGGTACAGTTGCCCAAACCGGAAGTTTCTAATTCGCAGATTGTCAATGTTACCAACAGCGTGAATGTTAACGTTACATTTGAGCAGGTGCGCAAAGAAGTAGAAGAAATGACTTCACTCACGAATGAACAGACACAGGAAGTGCTGGATAAAATTTCTGAGATTGAAGAAGTGGTGAAGTCCAAAGACGGCAAAAAGTCAAAATGGGAAAAAGTAAAACCTGTTTTGACGTGGCTGGCAGATAAGAGCTGTGATGTGGGGATTGCATTGTTACCGCTGCTGTTAAAAATAGGATAGCAATAAAATAGCTTGAACTTTGATGAAAGGGGTGTTCATAATATGTCAGATTCTCTTAATAAATATTGCTCTGAAGCAAAGGATCTTAAGGACGTAAAAGATGCGATGAATAAAATTCAAAAACTTCGTGCTCAAATGAAGAATCCGACCAGAGATGGAATGATTGAAGCGTTGCGAGATGCAAAAATGAGTGCGCTGATGGAAATTTCGGCCTTGGAAATGGCACAGGGGGCGACAAATTGGGTGCCGTTTTCAGAGGCATCAGATAGTACGCTGTACACACTCCTAGGACAGTATGAACGAGGATTGAGACTCCATTGTATTGCTAAAATAGGTGAAAAAGCTTTTAATGAACAAATGATTAGAAAATGAAAAGAGGCACACAATGCAATTTACAAAATACGATTTGGGGCAACTGGATAAGGGCCGTGTTGTAGAAATTATTTTAAAGGGAAATGCTGCAAATGTCCGATTGATGGACAGTAGCAATTTCAACAATTACAGAAATGGACGAAATCATCGATATATTGGAGGGCTTGCAAAGAAATCACCAGTTAGATTGCAGACGACGCACTCAGCGCATTGGTATGTTGCAATCGATTTGGCGGGGTTGGGTGGAAGAGTTCAAAGTTTAGTTCGGGTTTTACCAGCACCGTTACCGCAAATAGAAAATCGTCCGCTTGCAGAGGTTCCATCGCTTGTCCATAATAACGGCTTGATTATGAATGAAGACGCTGGAATTGAACCAGAGTATGACGTTTTTATTTCTCATGCATCTGAAGATAAAGATGAGGTTGTCAGGCCACTTGCAAATGCACTTAAAAATCTTGGTATAAAAGTTTGGTATGACGAATTTGAAATGAGAATAGGAGATAGTCTGAGAAGAAAAATTGATAAGGGATTAGCAAACAGTCGATTTGGAATCGTTGTGGTATCACGTGATTTCATAAAAAAGGGCTGGACAAATTATGAGTTGGACGGCATTATAACAAAGGCTGTATCAGGTGAGCAAATCATACTCCCCATTTGGCATAATATTACGAAGAAGGAAGTTATAGATTATAGTCCTTCTTTGGCAGATAAATTAGCAAGAAATACGGCAATCGATACCGTGGAGGATATTGCTAAAGAAATTGCAGATGTAATAAAAACGAATCGTTGAAATTACGATGAAGAGGTGATCCTATGAGCCGCGAATACTCCGAAAATGTCCTTGTCCAGAACAGCGCAGGCAACCTGCTGCAAAATGTTCTGGGCTGGGAGGTGGTGCTGGCTTACAACTCCGAAAAGCTGGGGCCGGATGGGACGTTGGGCCGCACCAGCTATGGGGAAGTGTTGCTGACTCGGTATTTTCGGCAGGCGCTTTTGCGGCTGAACCCGTGGCTCACTCCGAACCAGCTGGATGAGGTGCAGAAGAAATTCACGGCACACGTTTCCACCGCATCCCTGATGCAGATCAATGAGGAAAAGTATTTTCTGCTGCGGGATGGCATCCCGGTGACGGTCAAGCGGCCGGATGGCCGCACCGAAACGCGAAGCGCGGCGGTGATCGACTTCAAAAACCCGGAAAACAATCATTTCCTTGCCGTAAAAGAAATGAAGATCCACTCGCAGCTGTACCGCTGCAGAACGGACATCGTGGGCTTTGTCAATGGCATTCCGCTGCTGTTCATCGAGCTGAAAAAACCTACCGTGGATGTGCAGAACGCCTACATAGACAATTACCGAAATTATCTCGATACCATTCCGCAGCTGTTCTATTACAATGCCTTCCTTATGCTGTCCAATGGATTGGAAGCCAAGGTGGGCACGCTTGGCAGCAAGTACGAGTTCTTCCACGAGTGGAAGCGTCTGAAGGAAAGCGATGCAGGCAGAGTGGAGCTGGAAACCATGCTGCGGGGCATCTGCGAGAAAAAGACCTTCCTCGATCTGCTGGAAAACTTCATCCTTTACGACCATTCCGGTGGGCGCACCACCAAGATTCTGGCCCGCAACCACCAGTATCTCGGCGTCAACGAGGCCGTCAGTGCTTACGAGAACCGCAAGCTGAAAGACGGCAGGCTGGGGGTGTTCTGGCACACGCAGGGGTCAGGCAAAAGCTACTCCATGGTCTTTCTGGCGCAGAAGATCCGGCGCAAGTTTGCAGGCTCGCCCACCATTGTGGTACTGACCGACCGTGACGAGCTGAACCGGCAGATCAGCGATACCTTTGAAAACTGCGGTCTGCTGGGCAAGACAAAGGCTTCACAGTTCATTGCATCCAGCGGTACAGACCTTGTAAAAAAGCTGCAGGGCAACCCCAGCTTTGTGTTTACCCTGATCCAGAAGTTCAATCTGCCCAAGGAGCCGCCCATCTACCCGGATCACGACATTCTGATTTTGTCGGATGAAGCCCACCGCAGCCAGTACGGCATTTTTGCAGACAACATGATGCACCTGCTGCCCACGGCGTCCCGCATCGGCTTTACCGGTACGCCGCTTCTGGCAGATGATCATATCACGGAACGCACCTTTGGCGGGTATCTGTCGGTGTATGATTTCAAGCGGGCGGTGGAGGACGGCGCAACGGTGCCGCTGTACTATGAGAACCGTGCGGATAAGATCGCCCAGTTGGACAAGCCGGAGATCACCGGGCGGATCCTGGATGCCATTGAAGCAGCCGACCTTGATCCCTCGCAGGAGGAAAAGCTGGAACGAGAATTTGCCAAGGAGATCCATATTCTCACCGCAGATGAACGGCTGCGCTCCATTGCAAAGGATTTTGTGGAGCATTACTCTGATCTTTGGACCAGCGGCAAGGCGATGTTTGTCTGCCTGAATAAGGTCACCTGTGTGCGGATGTACAACTATGTGCAGGAATACTGGCGGGCAAAGATCAGGGAACTGGAAGCCCGGCAGGGCACAGCGACCCAGCAGGAAGCACAGGAGCTTGCCCGTAAACTGGCATGGATGAAAGAAACCGAAATGGCAGTGGTGATCAGTCAGGAGCAGAACGAGGTGCAGACCTTCAAAAAGTGGGGGCTGGATATTCTGCCGCACCGTGCCAAAATGGAAAAGCGGGAGCTGGATAAAGAATTCAAGGACAGCAGGAATCCGTTCCGGGTGGTGTTCGTCTGTGCCATGTGGCTGACGGGCTTTGATGTAAAGTGTCTGTCCTGTCTGTATCTGGACAAGCCGTTGAAAGCCCATACCCTGATGCAGACTATTGCTCGTGCAAACCGTGTTTCGGAGGGCAAGAGCAACGGCCTGATCGTGGACTATATTGGTATCGTAAAGGCGCTGCGCAAGGCTCTGGCAGATTATACGGTCAGCAAGAACAGCCCGGCGGGCATTGACCCAACGGTGGACAAAACGGAGCTGATTCAGCGTATTTGCACGGTCATCGGAAAAACGGACGGCTTTCTGGCAGAACACGGGTTCCGGCTGCAGGAACTGGTGGACGCACAGGACTTTGAAAAGATGAACCTTGTACAGGATGCAGTCAACGTGATGTGCGAGACGTTGGAAACCAAGAAAACCTTCCAGACCTATGCGTCTGAACTGGCGCGGCTGTTCCGCTACGCAGACCGTGACGATGTGGACGATACCGTGCGCGCCCGGAAAAACGCAATTCTCGCCATCTGCGAGGGCTTGCAGCAGAAGCGGAAACACGCGGACAATACCGACCTGATGGTGCAGATCAACGGCATCGTCAACGAGTACATCCATGTGGAAAAGCCGGATCAGGAGGCTGTACCATCCCGGCAGTTTGACATCAGCAAAATTGATTTTGACCTGTTGAGCCGGGAGTTTGCTCACACCCGGCGGAAGAACCTTTTGCTGCGCGATCTGGATGAACTGGTAAACCAGCAGCTGGCGAAAATGCTGTTTGCAAACCCGCAGCGCATTGATTATTATGACCGCTATCAGGAGATCATCGATGCCTACAATGCGGAGCAGAACCGGGCGACCATCGAGAAAACCTTCATGGATCTAATGGAACTGGCCAGTTCGCTGGATATGGAACAGCAGCGCTATGTGCGTGAGGGCTTTTCCAGTGACGAGGAGCTTTCGGTGTACGATTTGCTATTTTCGGAGAACCTCACGAAGCAGGAAATTGAAACGATCAAGAAGGTGTCTGTGGACTTGTTGACAAAAATCAAACAGCAGATTGCCAAACTCGACCATTGGACGGACAAGCAGGAAACTAAGGCGATTGTGGATAACTTGATTCGCAATACCCTTTGGCAAGAACTTCCCAATAGCTATGATGTAAGCGATATCCAGACCTACCAGAAGAAAATCTACGAGTATGTATATATGCGCTACCCGGAAGTAGCATAACGCAAAAATCACCCCAGAGAGAACACACAAGAGGCTATTCTCTCTGGGGTGATTGCGTATCAAATCATTTGAAAATGCTTCAATGCTTCCACAATCGCATCCTCTTTTTCCTTCGGACACTTAGGCTGCTTTGCATTCTCGTTTTTCGCTTTATGGTAATTCTCCCGCTCAATAATGCCGTGTTTCAGCTTCACCTGTGCGATATAGAGATTGGAAACCTTCAACTGGTGGTGTTCCCATACATACTCCCGAATCTCGTTGTAAGTCGCCTTGCTTTCCGCAGCAGTCACATCCAGTTCATCCATGCTGACGTCCACTTCGATGTGCCGCTCGACATTGAGTTTGGTCAAAAGGAGAACCGCTTCGACAGTTGTTTCAGTTTCCAAGGGAAGTTCTTTCACTTCCTCACCATCAACAGGCACAGGAAAATTGAATACGATCTTCTTTATCCAGCTTCCGTCTTTCCTTTTCTCCGGGAACATCTCAATTCGCTCGATAAAGGCCTTCATAAACTCCTTCTGCTCCGCTTCCGTTGCGGAATGGTAGACTTCATCAAATGCCAGCAACAAGCGATAGATATTGTCTCCGGAAATCTTCTCCTGCTGGATGCTGCGGATCTGACTTTGCAATTCGCCAATCTGAACTTCGATTTCCTCTATGGTGTCATACTGCTCATCATAGCGGCGCTGCAAGTCCAAAATCTTTCTGTCATAGTGGGCATCATTGATGTCCAAGGTATCCATCTGACGCTCCAAGCGGCTTTTCGTTCCAAAGGCTTGCTTTAGCCGCCCTTGTAGGACAGCAATCTGCCGTTCCATATCTTCTGTATCAACTGCTGTTCCGATTTTCGCCTGAATCGCTTCTACAAACCGTGGATTGTTGACCATAGCGGAGATAACCTTCGCCACAAATTTGTTGATTTCCGTCTGCTCGATATTCAGACGGAAACTGCACTCATGCCCGGTAGGTGTTACCGTATTTTTGCAGTAGTAATAATACCGTGTTTTCTTGTCCTTGCTGTGCGCCTTGGCGATATTGCCGTACATACTCTTTCCGCAGCATGGGCATTTCAAGATACCGGACAGGATGTGTGCGTGGTCTGGATTGTTAACCTTTTCCCGCTTAAAAGAATTGATCTTGCGCTTTTCCTGTGCCAGATACCAATCCTCTTCGGAAATGATAGCTTCGTGTTGTCCTTCATAAACCGGGAACTCCGACTGCTCAACCACGTGCATCTCGTTTCTTGTACCCTGTTTCTTTTCTGTTCTTCGTCTGCCGTAAGCAATCTTTCCCATATAAACAGGATTGTACAATACATTTTTCACAAAATCTCTTGAAAATCCCGGAATGGTATTATTCTGTCTTAGTTTCTTAGTATAACCATTGCGGTTCAGATATTTTGCAACTCCTGCAACACCCTCATTAGTGTGAATGTAGCGGTCATAAATGACACGAATTACTTCCACTTCATCCTCTGCAATGACAAGGTTTCCATTTTCCAGTTTGTATCCATATGGAGCGAAACCGCCGTTCCATTTGCCCTCACGAGCCTTTTGCTCACGTCCTGCCATTGTCTGTGTGCGGATATTTTCTCGCTCAATCTCTGCCACCGCAGACAGCACAGAGATCATCAGCTTTCCTGCATCCTTGGAGCTGTCAATGCCATCCTCCACGCAGATCAGATTGACACCGAAATCCTGCATGAGTTGCAAAGAATTCAGAACGTCCGCTGCATTTCTGCCAAATCGGGACAGCTTAAAGACCAACACATAAGAAACATCATCTTTGCCGTCCTGGATGTCATTCAGCATCCGTTGAAACTCCTGCCGCCCTTGAATGTTCTTTCCGGAAAAGCCCTCGTCAGAATACTCCCCGGCAACGATCATATCCTCGTATGCCGCATACTTCCGCAGCTTGTCACGCTGGGCATCCAAGCTGTATCCGTCAACCTGCATCGAGGTGGACACTCTTGTATAAAGATAGCATTTAAGTTGTTTCTTTTTCAGAATCTCCACCTCCCTCATTCCTTCCTTTTACCATAAGTCCCTCGTTGCGGATATAATACTCCAAAAGCCACAGCACATAATCCGGTGCATGGCGGTTGTCCAATTCCCATTCAGTCATAGTCCGGTAAGGAATATGGACGAGCTTGCAAAAATCTTTCCGATTCAGTCCTGTGCTTTCACGCAACTTTATAATTCTGTTTTTACAATCCATCCGTCTTTTCTCCACAAAAGCAAAAAAATACACGTTGCGTAATCATTATAGCATAGCCATAGCGAATACGCAACGTGTAAATTGCAAATTTTATGCAGCCTTATCCGTCAGAAGCTGCGCTTGATTACTTTCCTCGGAATGCTCCACTCCCTGCGGTGCGTCCTGTTCCAATTTATCCAAAACCTGATGTCCATATTTCTGGAGCATCTGGCTCATAACATCCACACAGCGGTCAAATGCCGCATTATATTTCGCTTCCTCATAATATTTCTTCAATAGGCGATTCCTCCATCAAAGTTCCATATCCTGTCCACGCTTCCGGGCAGGGTGTTCGTGTTCCTGTGTTTGCTTTCCTCTGATGAGGATAGAATTGATAAAAGCCCGAACCTTTTCGGATGCGATTTCCAGTGCATCCAGAAAGGGTTGGGCTTTCTGTTTGAGTTCCATATATTTTTCGTTTACCGCTTCATACCGCTGCTTCCAGATGGAAACCGTCTTTTCTGCGGAAGCCAGTTTTTCTTTCAGACGCTTGTTGTCAGCATTGGCGATAATGCCATTGACCGCATAGCGTTTGAGTGTGTCGCATTCATCCGGTGTCAGCGTGATATTGTTTCCGAATGTGGCTTTTTTGCCCATTACTTCAATGTCCTGCACTGTCAGCGCAATGGTCTTTGCCGCCTTGGTTTCCTTTTGCAAAGATTCCAGTTTCTTTTTCTGTTTTGCTGTGGCAGCTTTGGCATCCTCCAAATTCTGTTCTGCCTGTGCCACCTGCCCGGTCACAGCTTCCAGCCGCTGCTGTTCTGCCTGCACCTTGAACTGGGTCACAGTCAGATGTTCCTCGGTGCTTCCACGTTCTCCACGCTCCACATCGGTATAACCGGCGTTTCGCATGAAATTGAAAAAGTCATCCTGCAACACACTGTAGGATGACTTCAAAATCTTTTTCCCTTTTGCGTTGAGCATGGGATTTCCGTCCTCGCCAAGCACCGGCTTGGACTCCCATTTCTTACTGCGGCTGACCTGTGTGATGACCTCCTTAACGGTTCCCCGGAGGGCTTCATCCTTGCATCGCTTCGACCAAAGGATCTGCTTTTCCACCACCGGGATATAAACCACATGAAGGTGGTAGTGGTACACATCTTCGCCCAAAGCTTCGGACATTGCTCGGTTGCGCTCATCGGCGTGCATCACAGCGGAGAGGATATACTGCTCACCACCTACGATCTCCGCAGCAGCTTTGTAGGCATCGGCATAAAACTGTTTCGCAAATTCATAGCCGCCATGATTGTAGAAATAAGCGGAATTCACATCAAATACCAACTCACCGTATTTGACGGCATCCGGTTTCAGACCTCTGGTGGAGATCACGCCGTCTTGTTCCATCTGCTCAAACATTTTTACATAATCGTCCGTGGGTGCTTTGAAATGGACGTTCAGAGAAGTGCGTTCCGGCACGATGTCCTGATTGCTGTAGCTGTCCTTTTCACGCTCATTGTGTTCCTGTACCTTCGCCACATCAGCCGGTGTTTCCAAGTCCTGATTTCTGGCTACGGTACGGTCTATTCCATCATTTCTTGCCATTGGATTTTTCCTTTCTTTGAGATTTGCAACAGCGGAAGGCTGGAGAACGGCACTTTTTCAAAGTGTAATAACCCACTATGACACTTTCATCCATACTGGCTGCAAAGTGCCGTGGGCTCTCCGAGGGCTCTCCCGAGGGGGAATGCGGTCACTGCGGTGACCTCTGCTGACCAAGGCGAAAATGTCTGCGCCTTTTCCCATGGTCAGCCCGTCTGCATGAAGCTGTTCTGTGTCAACTTCCTCTTGCAGCCGGTGTCCACAGACACTTTTTCAAAAGCCTGTGGACATAGAAACAGCCCGAACGAGAGGATGTGTGCTGTTTCTATAACAAGCGTTTCACGCTCTTTTGCTGCGTACATACGTACCAGCAATGGGATTTACTCGACCTGCCGCCATTCCTCCGGAATGTCCTCCGGTACGTACGTACACGGCGAATCTCCGTAAAACCCATTTATATGAGGTCGTGCAATGGCTTCCACTCCCATGAATCCCCAAACCCGCCGTCCAGCAGAGTTGGTGATGTTGTTGCAATGCTCCAGATTGAATTTTCTGGCATTGGCAATCATGGCGTCGCTGAAGCTGCGGGCTTTCAGCGGTGCAAGGGAGTTTTCCTCGCACCACATCCGGTAGATTTCATAGAAATCCTTGGAGCTGATGGACGCATCCGCTTTGCGCCGGATATATCCCTCTGATTCCATGAAATCAAAGATATTGTTGTTGTCACGCTTGACCGCTTCCCGATTTTCACGGATGCGGTCACTCTCCGTAAACTTAAAGTTGTTGGCAACAAGCCGCTGCAAGCCTTCAAATGCCCACAGGAAGATACCCTCGGCTTCAGCTTTCATCTTCTCTGCAAGATCAGGATCGTCAGCTCTGTCCACCTGCTTTTCCTTGGTGGTCAGCACAAGCTGTCTGCGATAAAATCCGTCGCTGCGGTCATACAAGGCTTGCAGATCACCGTTGCTGAATGCCAGCAATCGGGCGAACATCCAGCCCTGATAACTCTGCTTGCCTTTACGTTCCAAATCCATCTTGCCTTGTGCTGTCACGATGGATTTTACATAGTTGGTCTGGCGCAGAGCTTCCATCCGCATATCATCATCCACGCACAGGAGAATGTGTTCCAAATCGGCACGGGCGAAGCGGTTTTCAGAAATCTTGCCGATGCTGCCGTCCTTCATGTTTGTGCCAAAGATAGCCGAAAGCACCGCACCGATTTGGGATTTACCCTCGCCACCGTTGCCCTTAATCACCATCATGCGCTGTCCTTTGTTGGAGGGGATCAGGCAATAACCGATAAACTCCTGCAAGGTGGGAATGTCTTCCGCATGGAGCAGTCCATTCAAAAAGTTCAGCCAGATCACGGGCGCAGGAGCATCGGGATTGTAGACAACAGGCAGACGGCTTCGCACGATAGCCGATCTGCCCTCGGTAAATGTGCCGTTCAATAGCAGCGTACCGTTGAACACATGGATGCGATCCTGCTCCGGTGGGAAGTCAGGCACTTGCGCTTCCAGTTTCAGCACTTCCAGAATGTTGGTGATCTTCCGGGGGATGTTGTTCACGGCACAGAATTTCAGCTTGTCGTAAATCTCCCCACGCAGTGGGAGATCGTCCGTCACTCGACCATCGGGCGTAAAAAAAGCTCCGTTTGCGAAGATGATTCTGCGCTCATGCAGAAATTCTTCACAAAACAGAGCTTCGTTGATGTTCTGCCCATCAAACCAGACAGGCAAATTCATATCAGGCGTTTTCCGGTTCTTCGCCATGGTGCGCCACCTCCTTTTTCTTTCGTGTGATGTACTCTTGCAGAAAAGTAATTTTTCCCTCCTTCATCAGCTCGTCCACCAATGCCACCCGCTCTTCCAGATCACCCACGGTCAGCACATCTGCCATATATTCGATAGGACAGTGCATCTGGCAGGCTTCCACAAAACGATCATCCAGAGCCTCCTCCGGTGTTTTGGGTGCATACCGCACTTTCCAATCTTCCAGCAGATGCAGATAATCCGTCAGCACCCGGAAACACAGCATTTCATCCTCCCGGAACTGACGGATATAAGGACGCTTTGGCTTGGCCATAGCTGCGGCAGTGGGCGGTTTCGGGTCAAGTCCGAAGTCCGAAGCCAGCTTTTGCGCTGCTTCATAGCTGCTCATATTGAACAGCCTTGCCACAAGGTCGATCACATCTCCCTTTGCTCCACAGCCGAAGCAGAAGAAATAGTCCTCATTCAGCTTCAAGCTCGGATGCCTGTCATTGTGGAACGGGCAGCAAGCCATACCGTTTCGGTTGACTTTCAGCCCGTAGTGTTCGGCGGCTTGCTTGACACTGATTGCCGCTTTGATGGTTCCATAGATTGTCATAAAAAAAACCTCCGTTCATAATATTCTGGAAAGCACGAAGCACCCGCCGTGATTGGCAGGTGCTTTGCTCCTTCTATTATGGTTATGACGGATTTCTCAAAAAACAGGCTAATCGGAGGACAACTCCGTTTCAAAAAACAGGACAACTTATTGATAGATGTAGATTTCTTTACATTAGCATGATACAATTAAGAAAGTGAAAAAACAGGACAGGAGGTAAGCATGAACCAAGAATTGATGACATTGGACTTCTGGCAGGATACGGTCATATATGAGGGCAAAACATTCCCTGTCGGCACGCTTGCCTGTGATGCACTGAATGTTCCTGCGGATACTATTACAAAAATGAACGAGCAATGCGAGAAAATCAATCTGCTGCTCGGGATGCTGAATGCCGGACAGGATACTTCTGCACTCTTTCCAATGGCAAAGGAAGCTGCATTGACAATGTTAGAGATTCTCAGCAAAACGCCGCCGTTCTCCTATATGGATATACCAAAGCACCGGGAACGAATAGAAAGGGTCTTTACTGCGGACAATGCTCTGAAATATGTGGAGTTCGCCATAAAAGCCGTAACCAATTCTTTACCGTTCGAAGAAGTTCCGAAATATGCTGATGCGGTGATGCTCCAGCGCTATACCGCTGTATGCGGGCATCTGGCTTACTCCCTTGAGGAATACCAAAAGGCGATGCTTGATTTTGCAGAACAATCGGACGGAAACGAAGCAGACCGCACCGCAGAGGGCTTTGCGAAAATGTTCGGCACCTATTTCCCACCGGAGTTTTCTATCACAGAGGGCAATGCCTGGATGTCTACCCTGAACAATTCCGTTCAGTATATATCGGTCATCCGTCCCGGCGAAAAAGTTGCGAAGCTGGTCAAGCGGATGCACTATGTATCCTTTGTAGGGATGTTCCGGTCTGATCTTTTTGAGGGCTTATGTGTTGGTCATGCCCCGAAAAAATGCAAAATCTGCGGCAAGTGGTTCCTCACCACCAACGCAAGGCACACCAAATACTGCGGCGGCTATGCACCGGGGGACAAGCTGCACCGCACTTGCCGGCAGATCGGCAATCTAAAAGGCAGAGAACAGCGAGAGCTTGCAGACGATCATCCGATTATCCAGATATATGAAAAGAGGCTGAACACCATAAATCGCTATGTAAAGCGTGGTACTCTGGACGCTGACCTTGCGGAGGTCATGAAGAAACTGGCAAAAGATAAAGAACTCCGGGCAAAAAGTGATGTTGCTTATGCCAAAGGAGCTTATGAAAAAGAAATGGAACAGGCTGCTTTGCTTGCAGAAGCTAAGATACATATTTAGTGGGGGAACAATATGAAACAAATATATGTGCATGGATTAGGACAAACATCTGACAGTTGGACAAAAACAATAGATATTTTGCAAACTACTGATTACAGCTTGTGTCCGAATCTTCCTGATTTAGTTCATAGCAAAGAAGTGACCTATGATAATCTATATGCTGCATTTTCAGATTACTGCAATCAATATGATGAGCCTATTGATTTGTGCGGTTTATCGCTTGGGGGCGTATTAGCTCTGAACTATGCTATACAATATCCGAAAAAAGTTCGCTCCTTGGTGCTTATCGCCACACAATATAAAATGCCCAAGAAGCTTCTGAAATTTCAAAATCTTCTCTTTAGATTTATGCCTAAATCCATGTTTCAACAAATGGGATTTAGAAAAGCTGATTTCTTACTTCTATGCGAAACCATGATGGAGTTGGACTTTAACAACTCTCTGCACAAAATATCATGCCCTACACTATTGTTATATGGCGAGAAAGATACTGCGAATAAAAATGCTTCTATTGAATTGGCAGAATTGCTTAAGAACGTGGAATTAAAAACGATTATTGGTGCCGGACATGAAGTTAATATTGAATCACCGCAGGAATTGGCAGAAATACTTCATGCTTTTTATGAAAGAATGTCTTAAGGGATTCTTATAGAAATGAGAAGGGGGGTGCGCTATGCTGAGTGATTTTACATGGAATATGACCGGATACATACCGAAACACCAAGTCAATCCGCACGGTGATGGTATCATTCCCTATGTGGCAGAGCGCATCTTCCAACTGGAACCTGAGCCGCCAAAGGTAGGCAGTCTGAACGAATATATCCTGTCTGCCTTGCAGGAAAAGAATTTGATACATTTCTCATTCTTCCTACACCACTACGAGCCGCAGCTGAACAAGCGCATCAAAGACTTTCTCGGTGTGGATGGCGGCGATCTGTACGACACAGACCGATTTATAGATATAAAGCTCTCCTGCCGGGAGCAAATGCTCCAAAAGCTGATGGACTATGACCTTGCCAAGGGTGCAGAGTATGCTACATACATCTATCCGTTCATCCGGGATGCTATGCTCCGTTTTCGCATGGGCGAAGAAAAATGGTCGGTATCCTCTCTGACTAATTACAAAATGGTGCGGTCAATGGCTTGGCTGTACCACAATACCAAGGATGCGGTCAACGAGTTTTCCAAGAAATACAACTGTGATCTTGCTCTTGCCGAAGACTATCTGAAAGTTGTGCGAGGTATCCGCAATCAGCAGCCATTCTATGTGACAGACGAGAACGGCGAGGAAACAGGCGAGGATGTAGCCCTTGACGATAGCTGGAACTATACCGATATCCTCTGGAACGGCATACAAGCAGAAAAGGTGCAGCGGGCATTTGAGAAGCTGAATTACCGGGAACAGACCTTGCTCGAAAACCGGTTAGCAATTTGCATGACCTGTGGGCGTGTCAGCTCATGGAAAGACCGCCCCACCTTTGAAGAACTGGCGGTTATGTTTGAGGGCAGTACA